CGCGGCCGCTTCAGAGTGGATTAAGTGGGAGCGTAAGACTGGCTACAAGATCCAAGAAGCCGAATCCAAGCTAGGCATGGACGACATCTGCTTCTTGGCTTATAACGCGATGAAGCGAGAAGCAGCTGGGACTCCAGTTAAGCCTTACGACATCTGGATCGAAACGATCTCAGAAGTTACGACGGCTAACGCAGACCCAAAAGTTATCCCGTCGGAAGCTTAAATCGATTAGTAGTCGAGCTTGCCATCGCGACACAAATCCCGATGAGCGAGTGGCAGACGGCGGAAGACATACTTACAGCGATCGAGATTTTGGAGAAACGGAATGGCAAGTAAGAAGGGCGTCTACTCGATAGAAGTCGAGCCAGCCGCGCTTAAAAACTTGATCCAGACTCTTAATCTTTTAGATAAAGAAACACAAAACGAGATCCGCGACGCAGCTCTTCCATTATCTAAGCGTTTAGCGGGTCAGCTAATGATGAGCGCGCAAGGTGCCCCAGCTCCACAGACTAAGCTCGTAGCTCAGACGATTACAGCCAAGCGCGATCGTCTTATTCGTGTCGACATAGGTGGCCCGAAAAAAGTCGGTCGCAAATACGGCGGAGAAACTTCCAAGAGCGGTAAAGGTAACAAGGTTCGCCAGAATGCAGCTCCAGCGGGCGCTCTTCTGTGGGGAACGGAATACGGCGGCGGACGAGGTACAGACTCTCTTGGTCGCGCCTATACAGATCGCTTTAAGGCTCCACGCAATAAGCGCGGCTATTGGATCGCGCCAGCTGTTGACTATTACACGCCTATAGTCGCAAAAGAATACATCGACATAGTGCAAGCTGTAATTAAGAAAGCAGGTCTCGACTAATGGCTGGTATTCCAAAAGTAAAGATAACTTTCGACGCAGACTTCGACGAACTAAAAAAGGGCGTTAAAGGCGCGCAGAATGAAGTCGAAAGCTTCGGAACTAGAGTAGGCGATTTCGCCAAAAAAGCGGGCGCAGCGTTCGCTCTAGCTGGAGCGGCAGCTGCCGCCTATGCTGGAAAGCTTTTGGTCGACGGCGTTAAGTCAGCGATCGAAGACGAAGCAGCTCAGGCGAAGTTAGCTACGACCCTAGGCAACGTTACAGGGGCGACTAATAGCCAGATTAAAGCTGTAGAAGATCAGATAACTAAGACCTCACTTTTAACAGGGTTAACAGACGATCAATTACGTCCATCGCTTGATCGACTTGTTCGCGCTACAAAAGACGTCCAGAAAGCCCAAGAGCTGCAAGCTGTAGCAATCGATGTAGCTGCTGGAAGTGGCAAGTCACTCGAAGCAGTTACAAACGCCATGGCCAAGGCTGCCGAAGGTAATACGGCCGCGCTTGGAAAGTTAGGCGTAGGACTTACTTCGGCTCAGCTTAAAACTATGTCGATGGAAGAGATAACGGCTTCTCTGGCTAAGACTTTTGAGGGACAGGCTTCTAAGCAAGCCGACACCTTTCAGGGCAAGATGGCGCGGCTTACTGTGGCATTCGACGAGGCTAAGGAGACAGTCGGCTCTTATGTCTTAGACGCGATCACTCCGTTAATCTCCAGCTTCGTCGATAAAGGCATTCCAGCGATTCAGAACTTTGCCGCTGGGTTATCCGTAACGCTGGGGCCAGCGTTTACGGCTATCTTTAAGGTAATCAAGGAAGACGTTCTTCCTATTCTCCAAGCTTATTATCGGTTCATCGTCGAGGAGTTCTTGCCAGCCTTGACTTCTATTGCCAAGCCAATCTTAGAAGGATTCGCGAAAGCATTTACTACAATTAAAAACGCTGTAGCTGCTAACTCGGACGAACTCGCGCCATTCTTTAGTCTTCTTAAATCTATCTGGACTTTTATTAAAGATAATTTAGCTCCACTTCTAGGCGGTGCGTTTAAGATCGCTTTAGAGGGAATCGGCTTTATCGTGGCGGGATTAGTTACTGGCTTCTCCAAGTTAGTCGGATTTATCTCAAACACCATCGAGAAGCTAGTAGCTTTCGTAAACTTTATTAAAAATAATCCTGTCTCTCAGTTCTTCTTCGGCGGAAGCGATAACGGATCTAAAAGTCTTAAGATCTCCGCTCCGCCTGTTATGACTCCAATCCAAACAGGATTAGGCGGCGTAGGTAATAAAGCTCCATTCGTCTATAAAGAGAACATAGTTACATCAAAACAAGGCGGAACCCGAGACATCGGCATCTACAGCGCGGCAGATCAGGCCGCGATTTTGAGAAGCATCGCATTACAAGAAGAGACAGAGCGACTCCGTAAAGCCCGCGCAGATGCGGCAGCTGCAAGGACGGCCGCTACGGGTGGTCTATCGACTAGCGAAAGAATTACAATAAACATGGGCGTCGTAGGAGATCCAGAATCCGCTGCTCGAACCATTATCGATTTACTTAATAAGTCGCAAGGTCGCGGCACTGGCGGAGCTGGATTACTGGTCGGGCTGCCATGACCCTATGGACTCCAGTCTGGAGCGTTCTTATCGATAGCGTCGAGTATAGGAACATTACTCTAGCTAACCTTACGATCGAATCTGGTAGACGTGACATCTATCAGCAAGCGGTAGCGGGCTATTCTAATTTATCGATTATCAATTTTGACGATAGTCCTATAACGGTAAACATAAACTCAGGAATAACACTATTCGTTAATAATTCAGCAGGAACGCCAGTTCCAATCTTCGGCGGAAGTGTGACGGACATAGTTACTACTATCGAACGTTCTGGCACTGGCGGCATTGTTCAGACCGTGAATCTCACAGCTTTAGGCGCACTTTCACGTCTTCCGAAGGTATTGACAGAAGGAGTCTTATCTAAAGATTTCGATGGAAATCAGATCTTAGACATCTTGGACGGCATTCTTTACGGTTCTTGGAACGAAGTTCCTTCGGCTACTCAGTGGGCGACTTACAATCCGACAACGACGTGGGCTAACGCTCAAAACAGCGGCGTCGGTCAGATCGACACTCCCGGAAATTATGAGCTAACGGCTAGATCTAGCGATGTAACAGACGCCTATTCTTTAGTTTCCGCTTTAGCTACTTCTGGACTTGGTTACATTTACGAAGATTCCGAAGGCCGAATCGGTTACGCCGATAGTACGAGAAGAGCTACTTATGTCTCGACTAACGGCTACGTCGCTCTATCAGCTAATGAAGCTTATTCCAATGGATTACAAACATCGACGCGAGCAGGAGACGTTCGCAACTTAGTAACTATCACCTATAAAAACGGTCAACAGGTAACAGATTCAGAGCCAGATTCGATTGCTAATTATGGATCTCTTGCCCAGAACATTTCGACGTCACTCGAAAACGTGGCAGACGCTACGACTCAAGCGGCTTTCTACTTAGCTCTAAGAGCTTATCCAGAGGCTAACTTCGACTCTATTAGATTTCCATTAGGTAGCCCTAACGTTACCGATTCAGACCGCGATTCACTTATCGGTGTCTTTATGGGAATGCCCGTAGACATCGCAGATCTACCCGATAACATGGGCGGAAACTTCGTGGGCTTCGTCGAAGGCTGGAGATTCTCGGCTGGGTATAACTCTTTATCGGTGGATCTCTACGTTACTCCAGTCGGTTACTCGATCGACGCGTTCCGCTGGAATGACGTGCCAGCCTCCGAAACTTGGAACACGATAGACCCTACAATGGACTGGCTAAACGCCACGATCGTCACATAAGGAGACACTATGGCAACTACGACGCCTAATTATGGCTGGAGCGTTCCGACTTCGACCGACTTGGTTAAAGACGGAGCTACAGCTATCGAGACGCTTGGCGATTCAGTCGACGCGTCGTTATTTGATTCCGTAATAATGTCTATTATGGGCGCATACTAAGAAAGTAGGAACTAATGGCTACAACTTCTAAGGTGCTATTTCGCGGTGCAGCCGCTACAACTAGCACAACTCTTTACACTACTCCAGCATCTACGACGACAGTAGTTACTAACATCATTGTCTCAAACACTAACTCGTCAGCTGCGACTTTCGATCTTTTATTAGACGACGTCGCTTTAGCTAATGACGTGTCTCTTGCAGCGAACTCGATCGCTAGCTTTGACTTAAAGCAGGTTCTAGTCGCTACCGATACGATTAAAGGTTTAGCTTCTGCTACTACTGTTAACTTTCACATTAGCGGAGTGGAGATCGCGTAATGGGTATCCAAACATTTCCAGCGGCATCCGCTGGTAAAACAGCTTACAGAACGACTTTAACTTCTGGCACTTCTTACACAGTTCCAGCGGGAGTCTCATACTTAAACGTAACTCTAGTCGGCGGCGGCGGCGGCGGCGGTGGTGGCGGAAACGACGCCGGATTCGACGGCGGTAATGGTGGTAATAGCCAGATAATTACTTCTACTTTAGCCGTTACAGCTGGAGCTTCTATCGCTTACGCAATCGGCGCAGGTGGAACAGCTGGATCGGGCGGAACTAGTCCGACAGCTGGCGGAACTGGCGGGACAACAACATTTACAGGAGCTACGAGCGCAACTGGTGGCGGTGGCGGTGCGACCGCGACAAGCGTGGCAGCTGGAGCTTCGACTGGAGCGGCCGCTACTGGCGGCAATTTCGGCGTTAGTGGATCGATTTCTGGTACTGGCGGAGCGGGCGCAGCTGGAGCAGCTGGTCGCATTGACATCGAATACTGGCTATAAGGAGAGATCATGGATAAAACATACGCAGTCATCGAAAATAATAAAGTCGTTAACGTAATTGTAGGAGTCGAAGAAGAAGTCCTAGCGGCCAATCCCGATAAATACATCGAAACGACTAACGGCTGGGATTTTAATAATGGAATAGATGGCGCAAGTTTTTTTACTAAACCGATTCCAGATGAAGAGATTGTCAGCGAATGAAGTATCCAATCGGAACAGCTGCGGCCGTCGTAGAAGTAGCACTGGCGGAAGTCGGTACTATCGAAGAAGGCGATAACTTAACGAAGTACGGAAAGTTTACTAAGGCCGATGGTCTGCCTTGGTGTGGATCTTTCGTTAATTGGTGCTTCCATGAAGCGGGCGTAAAGCTTCCATCGATGGTCTCTACAGCTGCGGGAGCGCATAAGCTAAAAGAAGTAAATCGCTGGGTAGTGGCCGAGCCTAAGATCGGCGATCTTGCATTTATGGACTTTCCGCATG